TGGATCATGTACAGGTTCACCGCGTGCTCCAGCGACCCCGCCACCTGGTACGGCACCGTGGCCGGGTCGAAGTCGGCCCAGCCCGAGTTCTTCCCGCCCGCCACCCGGATCTGGGCTCGTTTCTGCTTCGGCACCGCCGAAGCGCCCCGGGCCGGCGGCATCACGCCCACTGCAGCTGACGGCCGGCGGCGGCCGCCAGCTTCCCGGCGTAGGTGGCCTTCGTGCCCGCCGAGCCGCCGACGAATGAGTACAGCTGCGCGGCCATGGTCACCTGGTGCATCAGCGGCGACGGCAGGTTGCTGATGCCCGTCGTGTCCTTGCCCTTCGCGGTCACGTTCGTCCACGAGCCGCCGGCTACCGGCTTCACCTGAGTCTGAGCCATCAGTCCTGCTCCTCGTCCTCGGCGGCCACCGTCTCGGGGAACTCACCGGACGGGTGCGGCTGGGCCCGCTGCTCGTCGTCGTCGGTGCCGCCGGGGCCGGGGCCGACGTCGACCGCCGAGTTGCCCGGGAACCCGTCGCCCGGGTCGGCCTCCTCCGACCCGCCGGTCGAGGTCTTGCCGCCGGGCCCGGTCACGTCACCCTGGCCGAGCCGCTTCGCCTCGTCGGCCCGCTGCTTCTCCGACTCGGCGATACGGTCGCGGCCCTCACCGCGCACCGGCTCCGCTGCCCCCGGCGCGGGTGTCGTCTCACGTGCCATCCTGATCTCCCCTTCCGGGTCGTGCTGGCTACAGTATGGGGGTGCCCGGCCGGCCGCGCCACGCCGACACGGGAGGCGGCCGGCCGGGCATCCGGGGTCAGAACGACGGCGTGACCAGCGAGGTCCCGCTGACCTTCTGCATCGCGTTGGCGAACCGGCCGAACGTATAGGCGAAATACTCCCAGACCACCAGGAGCACGCCCAGGTTCGGCGCGGCCACCTGGTCGGCGCGGATGAACACCGGCGCGCCCGGGTCCTCCCACAGGTGGCATTCCATCGCCGGGACGACGTAAATCTCGTCCTGGTTGGTGCCCGCGCCCAGGTTCGACGCGATGTTGTTGTCCACGATCACGTCGAGGCCGATCGGCAGCCGGCCGCGGACACCGGAGTTATACGCCGACGCCGGCGCGGCGGTGCCGGCCGCCTGGGTGGGGATGCCGGCGCTGTTGATGAACGGCCACGAAGAGACCATCTGCGACGCGAGGTAGTACCAGCGGCGGGAGTGCATCACCGCGTGGGTCGGGAACCCCCGGGCCAGCAGGTTAGCCTCGACCCCGGCCGCGGCGGCCATGATCTTCGGGTAGATCTTCGCCGCCGTCGGTGACGTGTCGTCGTAGGTGGTGCCCTGCGCGACCGCGGACAGGCCGGTGGCCGCCTGGGTGATCAGCGTGTTGTCCAGCGTCGTCCCGAGGCTGGCGAAAAGATCTTGCATAAGCACGTCTTCGATGCCGGTGCCCCGGTCGATCGCCTGCCGGGACACCTTCTGCTGCCCCGCCGCCGTCTGCACCGGGATGGTCAGCAGCGTGTCGTCCGCGCTGGTGGCCGACGCCGGGTCCAGCTCGTTGACCTGGATCCCGGTGCTCGTGCCGGTCGTGACCCGGGAGATGTCCAGGGCCATGCCCTGCGCCGGGAGGGGGTGGCTGTTGCAGATGTCGGCGAACGGGCGCAGCGCCCGGGCGACCGGCGCGTACATATCCGTCAAATACTGCGGGACGGTCAGCCCGGCCCAGTTGCCGGTGTTGGTGTCGCCGGCGGCGCGTTCCATCATCTCCGCGGTCCGCTCGACCCGCTCCTCGGCCATGTGCCGGGCGAGGCGGGTGTTCGACCCCGGGTCCTGGAAGAGCTGCCCCCGGGCGACGTCCATCAGGAACTGGCGGCCGTACGGGTCGGTGTCCTTGGAGTAGGTGCGGGGCTCGGAGCCGACGCGGACGGTGGCGGTGCGCCGCTCCTGCCCGGCCCGGTCCTCCGCCCCTCCGCCGCCTGCGGCGACAGGCTGGGCACCGGGAGTGGGCCGGCGGGACTCGGCCGCGTACTCGGCCTCCTCCGCTTCCAGGTCACGCAGCTTGGCGATCTTGTCATTGATCGCGGAGATGTCCTTCCGCGCCTGGGCCCGGGACGCGTGCGCGTCGGCGGCCTGCTGCTGCTCGTCGGGCGACAGCTCGGCCCGGCCCTCGTTGTTCGCCTGGTGGATGAGATACGCGGTCGTGGCCCGCGCGACGTCACGGCGCTTTTTCGCCGCGGCGAGTTCCACCTCGGCCTGGGCGAGCAGGCCGTCGACGGTGGTACCGGTGTGAGACATGATCGGGTTGCCCCTTCCCTTGGGCATGGGTATCTGGCGGTCCGCCGCGCCGCCACCAGGGCTGTCCGGCCCGATCTGTCCGGCTCTAACCCCGCCGCGTATGACCTCGCCAGCGGGATGAACTGCGGCTGAGCCCCCTCCGGGGGCCGATCACCCGCCCGGCGGCGGGTGAAGCATGAAGGGTGAAGCGAAACGCTGTACGGCCTACTCGTCGTCCAGCTCGTCATCAAGCTCGTGCTGCATCGCGAGCATCTGGGTGCTCATCCCGGCGCGGGGCTGCTGCCCGTTCCCCGATGGCGGGGGGAACAGGCCGTCCGGCACCGCCGGCGCCTGGTCCCAGGTGCGGATGATCTCCACGTCCTCGGGCTTGTGCAGCGTCCCGCCGACCCGGTAGCCGACCAGGCCCCGCTCCGGGGCGGCCAGGGCTCCCGCGCCGGCGACGCCCGAGTCCTGGTCGTCGGGGTCGTAGATGCCGAACAGGTCCATCAGCTGGTCGGCGATCGCCTCGGCGGCGGTGATCAGCGCCAGCGCCTGCCCGGCGTCAGCGGGCAGCCCCGCCGCGTCGACCCCGGCGGCGAGGGTGGAGGCCTGGTCAAGCAGCGCGTCCAGCGACGCGATCAGCGACTCCGCGCTGTCGTCCGGGTCCGTGTCCCTGGCGGCCTGCCGGATCTTGCCCAGCCGGGCCAGCCGCCGCGCCGTCCCATCATCACCGCGGCCGGGCAGCGGCCCGCCGGGGGCGAACCCGGTCCGGGTGACCCGCCCCGGCACCGACCAGCCGGACGGGGCACCATCGCCCAGGTCGGCCCGGGCGAGCAGCCGCTCCACCGCCGCCCGCGCCGCACCGGCCGGGATCCGCTCCAGCTCGGCCAGGATCGTCCCCGACCGGGCCGCGATCGACGTCCACGGGCTCGCGCCGTAGTTCACCGCCGACACGTCGCCCCGGTGGATATCGGCCTCGGAGATGTAGTACGTCATGTAATCGTCGGACCAGTGGCCGTCGCGGAGCCAGAAGGCGAAGCTCATCTCGTCAATCAGCTCGTCGGTGATCGCGGACACCAGATCCCGCACGTCGTACCGGGAGGCGTTGAGGAACGCCCGCATCGACAGGTCCGGGTCGGTCCACACCGACAGGCTGCCGTTCTTCGTCCGGGCCATCGTCAGGCCCTTGTGGTTGACCAGGAACGCCACGTCCAGGCCCGGGGTAGCCATCGACTTGACGAACGCGCCGCCCTGCACCACCTCGTCGTAGGGGCCAAACATGTCGTACATCTCGTAGGGCTGGTCGACCACCGAGGCCACGCCCTCAACCTCGTAATACTGGGCGCCGTCCTTCATCACCGGCGCGGCGCGCAGCAGCGACCCGAAACCCTGCTCGCGCCGGTCCCCGTTGGGCCACGCCCGCCGGTCGGGGCACCCGGCGGCGCGGGCCTGGGCGACCTCCCGCAGCCCCGGCCGCGCCCGGGCCCGCGCCCGGCCGCCAGCGGGGGCCGCTGCCTTGGCCGCCTGGATGGTGGCCGTGTGCGCGTCCAGGTGGGCCTGCGCGGCCGCCTTGTTCGTGAGGCCCTGGGTGGAGCCGATCCGGCCCTGCGCGGCGGCCACGCCCGCGGCGTTGGGCGCGTCCCCCGGGTGGTAGTGGTGCGGCAGCGCGTGCGCGGCCTGGGTCGAAGGATCACCGGCTTTCTTCCCCGCGCAGATGCCGTTGTAGAACGACGCCGGGTTGTCGGCCGCGGCGCCGTTGGCCCACGCCTTAGCCGCGTCCCACGCCGAGTTGTCGACGCCGCCGGCGCGGAAGTGGTCAGGGCCGTCGGCAGCGGCCGCGGAACGGCCGGTGGCAGGGGCAGTGGTCATCCTGGGCTCCCAGTTCGGTGGAGAGGTGCACGGCGGCCAGGGGGTAGCCGGTGGTTACCCGCTGGCCGCCGCGTGCAGGGTCACGGGCCTTGGGACTAGGGGGCGGCAGGACACGGGCCGCACGGCGGCTGCTGCGGCCGCCTACGGCTCCCCGGGCGGGGTCCCCGAGGGGGAGGGCTCGCCCATGCCGACGTCGGCCCCGCCGCCGATGCTCCCCGGCGTCACCGCCGGCACCGGGGCGGTCTTAGGCGGCCAGAAGTGGTCGAACTCGGCGATCTGCGCATCCGTGAACGGTGCCCGGTCGTCGAACTCCCGCGCCTCCGACGGGGCAAGCACCCGGGCGTTGATCATCGTCTGGATCATCTGCGCCTGGGTCAGCGGGTCCAGCCGCAGCAGCGCCTTCGTGTTCAGCTTCACGAACCGGGGCGCCTGCGTGAGCCGGGTCGAGAACGCCGCCTCCCGCCGCGACACCGCCGGGCCGATGTGCAGGATGAGCAGCTGCAGGTGCCGCTGGGCGACGTTGGCGTAGGTGATCCGCGCGCCGCCGGACACGGCCGCGTCGATCAGGTCAGCGGGGCAGCCGAAGTACCGGGCGATGTCGATCGTCCCGGCCTTCTGCGCCTCCAGCCAGTCCGAGCCGGTCTGCTCGGCCTGGATCAGGTCGTACTCCCAGTCGGTGCCGTGCACGAACGGCTCCCCGGTGGCGATCGCCGCCGACCAGGCCTCCTTGACGACGTTGATCTCCGGCCCCGAGAGGGTCTTGGCGGTGTTCCGCAGCCGGGCCCGGGGCACGCCCCCGCCGGCGAACCAGCCGACCGCGAACTGGTCGATCGACATGAACCGGGAAAGCGTCTGCCACGCCGCGTACCCCACCGGCGACAGGCCCAGCGGCCACCCGGGGACGGCGAACTGCCGCTCGTGCCACACCTCGCCGGGGTCGTAGGTGTCGCCGTTGATCCGCCACTTGACGATCTTCCCGTCCCGGATCCGGGCCGAGGAGGAGCCCATGTCGGCCAGCTCGATCACCAGCGGCAGGCCGAGGCCGTTCCGCTCCCGGATGATCCCGACCGCGTTGCCGCCGCGGTCCAGGTCCCACTGCGACGCGAAACACCGCTGCTGCCACAGCGACCCCGGGCCCTCCGGCTCGGTCAGGATCGGCGGCGGGGTGACCGCGATCGAGATCTGCGACCCGTCCGGCATCGACGCCTTCCGGTACACGTCCACCGGGAAGGTGGAGATCAGGTCGGCGCGGAGCCGCAGGCACGCCCACACGGCGGAGGAGCGGAGCGCCGTGTCGCCGGTGACGACCGGCGCGTTCGACCACGACGCCGCCCGCTTCGGGATCAGGTCAGCGGGGGTGGCGATACCCCAGTAGTCCCGCAGCGCGACCA